AACAAAAGATAGAATGAATACTTATTTTAACGAAAGTAATTTAGCATCTTTTGGTGTATTTCAAAAAAAAGGCGATTGGTTTGTTCTAACACCAAGTCATGACCATAAAAACCCATTACCTTATAAAAATGATATGATTTTAGAGGTAGCTTAATGACTTTACTAGAGCATTTTAAAGACCCTAATTTTTGGCATATCTTCACAGAAGAAATGATGAAAGCATTAATATTTGTCGGCTTTCTTGTGGTTGTTTTCTGGCTAATTGATAAAATTAAATCAAAGCCAGATTTGACCACAAGACTAGCAGAACAAGAGCAATGGCAAAAGAGGTTTAAAAAATGACAGATGAAAAAATAACACATTTAAAAGGCTTTTTAATTGATGATTTAAAAAAGCTAGAAGAAACCATTAAAAAGGTTGAAGATAATAATATTTATAATGGTTTTAATATTAATGAACATAAAAAAAATGTTGAAAGCCTAAGAGAGTTTTATTCTTATTGGTCTATTCATGCAGAAAAGGTTTAAAAAATGACTAGTTTAATCATAGAAAATAAAGAAATTATTATTATTGTTTTGGGTTGCTTAATCATGGGAGTATTTTTACCAAAATGACAACTCAATTTAAAAAACAAAAATACAAAGGCTTTACAATTATTGTAAGGGAACAAAAGCCAAATGTTAAAGAGCCAACAACAGAAAAGGAATGGGATAAGCTACATGAAAATACAGACTTGTTAGAAGTTTGTGGTACTCATGGCTATGAAATTTTAAATAAACAAGGGGAAATTTTGGGTACAGATATATATGATATGTGGGATTATGGTGCTTGTTTTGAAAATGCCAAGCAAGACATTAAAACAGGTTGGGTACAGGATTATAAAAAACGTAAATGAAAGGAGAAAAAAGATGAAAAAATATAGGGTGGTCTCAAATGAAACTATGGAATATTGGAAAATAGTTGAGGCTAAAAATGAAAGACAGGCAGTAAAAAAAGCAGATATGTACGATAAAAAAAATGAGTGGAAAGCAGACTTTAGTAATTGCTCTATACTAGGTAGAGAGATAGAGGAAATAAAAGATAAATAACAAAGAAAGGAGAAAAAAATGAAAGATAATATCAACATAAATGTTTTAAAATGTTGTGATTGTGGTAGCAGAAAAATAAAATTAACAAATCATAAAGATATTGTTGATTGTGTAAATTGTGGTCAAGTTAATCCAATTTATATTGGATTTAATTCACTAAAAGAACAAAGAAAGGAGAAAAAAGAAACTAGGAAGGTGGAGTTAATATGAATGATGGGTCGGAATCACATAACCCAGCAGGACTGGTGTTTAACTGCGAATATGAAAATCAAAGAGATGGAGCATGGCTCTTGTGACTGAAGTCTAAAGAAAAAAACAACTCTAAACACCACTTTAAAATAATTATAAAGGTGGAAAGGAGGAAAGATGGCTAAAGCAAATGGAAAGATAAGCAAAGCAAAGCTACATAAAAAAATGTGTGATTTGGCTTGGAAAGATTTAGAACAGTATCGTTATAAATTTTTCAAATATAAAATTGACACTGGCTATTATCCTTTTTTCATGCAGTTAAAGGATGCTATGCACAATCTATTACAAGGTGGAATTTGTGTTCATTCCTTAAATAGCATGATTAAAGATGCTAAAAAAGATGCAGTTGATTTTGAAAAAGGAAGATTAGCTGACCATTAATTTGAGGTGCTACCTCCCCAGAAAGGGATAATGGGGAGGGTAGCGGTTTCCATTTAACCATTTTCAAAGGTTTCTTGGATAGATATACCTAGATATTGTCTTTATGATTTTCCTTTATACAACATCTTGAGCTGACTTTCAATTTCTTTTTCCATTTTGGGGTTTTTTTCCAGCCTATTCCAATATTCTGCGACAATCCCATCAATTTCCTTATCAGTATAATTCCTAGAATTTAAATGCTCTAGTAGTTTTCCAAGGGGGCTAGTGCGAACTAATCCTTTCTTGTTTCTTCTAATGGCTTGTTGGTAATTAAAATTAGAAGATTTTCTAATTTTGCCTAATGCGTATTGTATCATTTTAGGATTAACATATTTGGTCATAATCTAACTAGTATATATATATAACTATATCTTAATTGAGGCATAAAAAAGATACCCCTCTAGGGTTAATAAATGTACCTCCCCTAATAAGTTATTAACAAGATGATCCTACTCCCTGCCAGACATTCCCTAAATGGACTTTAATTGTTCTGGTTTAATACTATTAATTAGCGAAATAGGTTAGTAATGCTGACCTAATTGTGGAAAACTTATTTAATAACACTAACTTTTTTAGATGCAACTCCTTGTTGCAATAATCTTTTGTGGTATTTTTCCTTTTGCTTTCTACTCATAATGGAACGCAACTTAAGGTTGTTTAGGTAGGTCTGCTCAAAGTCTGGATGATCCCTGAATAAATATTCGTTGGTCAAATTTTTGCCTCTATTCCGCCAACAAATATACCCAAACATAGCCAAGCGGTCTAAATGTTTAAGCAGTGTTTTTCTGTGTTTAATAGCCAATCTTTTTTTTAGGTAGGCATGACTAGGGCAACAGCCATTAGGGGCATTCTCCAGCCTCCTAAGGAGCATTAAAAGGCACTTCTCAACTGGTTTGAGAACTGGATTGTCCAGTAATTCATGCTCAACTTTTAGAAAGCCTTTAATTTTTCCCATAACATTTTCAAATAAATAATAATTTCTTTTCTCATGGCAATTAGGTAGCCTAACACCACAATGAAGATTAAAAGCCAAAACATTTTATACTACCTTTCATATCTGAATTTTTCTAATGGTGTTAATTTTTCTTTGGGGATAGACCAAACATAAGGTCTGGATTGAATATTAAAATTAGTCCAAGTGCCAATACGTTCTATGTTTTGTGGGGCTACATATCCAGCACAATAATAATTAGGAAAGTCGTCTATCATAAGGAAATAATAATCATCCTTTTTTTTGTTTTGTCTTACAATTAAATTGTGTGTTTTTTTTGACATTAATTGTGACCGAACTTGGACAGACTTACCATTGATTTTTAAATCTGCACCATGAAAATTATTAACACTATGGCTAAAATATGATTGACACATTTTTGCCAAACTCATTTCAGCTAAAGCACCACTAATAGTCATGCCCCATTTCTCATAGTGGTTGAAATTAGCACCATGACCCCACTCAATTCCTTGTCTTAAACTTTCAATCTCTCTCATTAAACCGCTAGTTGCACCAGCTAAAATCTCCTCCCATTTTAAAGTAATCTTATTCATTTTAAAAACTTTTGAAAAACCCCCAATAGGTTGGGATTGTGGACTAATAATCTAACAAAACTCTCACTTAATTTATCTACCAATTTTTCTTCGCCACATTTAGACACATTTATGCCATCTTTTGAACACAATAGATGATACAACTCATGTAAGAAAGTAATGAGGACATTTTTCATGGATTGATTTTTGTAAATTAGAATTTCGTTATCTGAAGGAATGAACATACCTATGCAATCTAGGTCTTGTGATTCCTTTCTCCCAATATACCTTATCTTGATAGTCTCTCTTTTATAATAAATTTCTTTGGGAAGCATCAAGGTTTTTTACCCCATAAAAATAATTAAATCAACTATTGACATTGCTACTTTCAATCTGTAAATAGAATGTCAATGTTAAGTAAAATTGATAGATTTACAGGACATATGTATATGCAAGGGGATTTTAAAAAGGTAAATATCTCCCCCTCTCAAACTGCACTCAATAATCAAATTTGGTTTATTAAATATCCACTAGCGAACTACCTGCGGTTTAAACCAGAACAACCCTCTATTGCTTTTAAGACAGGCACTTTTGCTCACAAATCCTATCAAGATATTTTAATCGGCAAGATGAAAATTGCTGACGTTGAACTTGCTTATAAAAAAATATTAGAAAGCCATAAATTTTCAGAAAAAGAACAAGCTAAAGGAAACTTTCTTTTAGAGAGAATAAAAAAATATGTTGAGAACCACCTACAAGTGTTAATGGAAATTTCTGGAAGCTACATGAAGGATTGGCAAGTGGAAAAGGCTTTTTATGATTGGTATGATGATGAATATATCGGTCAAAAATTAGAGATTATAAATGAGGGTTCAATAGATAGTTATAATTCAAAACTTAAAATATTTACTGAACACAAAAATAGATTTGGCTCTGTTTATTTAGGTAAAAAAGGAGCTTACCTTTATAGAAAACCTGCTAAAATTAAAACCCCACAATTTACCCACCTTATTGCTGTCGCTGTTTATTTCCAACACTTTGAAAAAAAATATCAACCTGCTTTAATTTATGTAGATGAAGATGGAGCTATGCTTTTTAATGCACAAAATTGTGAGGACTTAACTCCTCAAGGATTAGAATATTATTTTCACAAATTCATACAAATTAATATCCAACGTCAACAAATGTTAAGAATGGCAGAGGGAGATATAAGAAAATTAGCTTGTATGATTGGGATAGATTGGTCTGATTTAAGACACAAAGATAGTAATATCTTTTTATCTCATATGCAAGAGGAAGATGTAAAAAAAATAGAGGAGTTCTACAATGAGTTATAAAACCCAGAATGGTTTAACAGAAGAAGATATAAAAAGAATCATTAATGATGAGGTTCTTGAGAGAATGTTAAAAGAAAAAGTCAAGGAAGTTTACAAGGAAGAAAAAGAAAAGGAAATAAAAGAAATTATTAAAGAAGCTGAAAGGAGAGATAATGAGAATAGACCCTATTGTTAAAAAAATATTAGATGAATTAAAATTTAAACCAGAGGATTGTCTTTGGGAAAAACATGGTGCGACCTGTATGAAGCATCGCTACATTGAAATAGCAGGACAAAATAAAGGTGTGGTTATTAATGCTTTAGAAGAAGTAGAAAAAAATTCAGAAGCAGGGGTAGTCGCTATTAAATGTACGGCTTCATTAGGTAAGTTAAAAGTTATTACTTATGGAGAAGCTACTCCTAAAAATAATAAGAATAGTTATCCTTATGCAATGGCGGAAAAAAGAAGCATAGATAGAGCTATCTTAAAATTAATTGGAGTACATGGATTTATTTATTCCGATGATGAAGTGGAAGCAGGATTTAATCATGAAATAATTAAAAAAGAAATTCCAAAAGTAAAAACTAATGGAAAAGAAAAAAAAATAGATTCTCTTAAAATTGCTACTACGTTAGAAGTAATTCAAAATAGTATTGATAAAGGAGAACTAAAAAACTTGATGTTTAAAGTAGAAAAACTCAAGTCTGATATTCATAAGTCTGGTTCTTGGGATTCATTCACCAAGACTAATGAATTTAAAAAGCTAAACAAAATGAGTCATACAATTCGCACTAATATCAACCAACAAAGGAGGAAATAATTATGGCGTTTGAACTAAAAGCAGGAGAAGGTTATCTCAATAGAGATAATGAAAACCCAGAAAAATTTTGGGGTTCTTATAAAATAAGTAAAGATATGAAAGCTGGAGAAACTATTAATCTAACTGAATGGATTAATACTAAAGACGATGGCCGTATCATACACAAATTAGTGGAGAGAAAGCCTAAACAGGCTTAACTCTATTAATCAAGGTGGTGGGAATATTTATCTCCCTCCAAAAAGTTAAGTCGTACCACCACCTTATTAAAGGAATAGTTATGATAGAATTATTAATGTTGTTAGTGATGCCCAGCGAAATTAATCCTACTGAATTAGGATTGAAATTTGTTTTAAAAGATAAGTTTGTGGATTACCAAAGCTGCAAAGAATATGTAAAGAAGAATACCTACTACAAAGAAGGAGACGCAGAAATGGATGGTCTTTTTTATAAGATAGACGAAAAAGAATATAAAGTTTTTTTAACGTATTGCAAACCTGTGGAGGAAAAGAATGGAGATTAATTATGTGCAACAAAGAAATGAGTTGCAAAAAAAAGTAAGAAAGTTAAGCGAAAGAATATCTGAGTTAGAAGTAGAACTTTTAGATGAAAAAAATCGCAGACAATTTTCTGAAAATGAAACCGCTTTAGTTAAAGGGGTAAATAATTCTTCTCCTGAAATGAAAAAGTTAAAAGAGGAAAATGAAAAACTAAAAGCTGATTTAGCTAGGTCTATTGAAGAACGTCAGTTTGATAATCTAGTTCATACTAAAGAGTTAAAAGACATAATGAAGAAGAAAAAGAAATGACCGACAAAAGATTTAAAAGTATGCCCTACATTAGAAAGTTAGCAAGGATGATTCGCAAAGTAAGAAAAGAACATCCTAAATGGGATGTCTTTAAATTTGTAGAGGAAGCCCAAAAACGATTAAAAAGAAGTGAAAGGAAAAAAAAATGAGTGATGATAATATAAAATACTTCAATTCAAATATTGGAGAAAAAATGATTAAGCAAATGCTAGAGGAAAAAGGAAAGGAATATGGAAACTTTTCTAATAATGCTCATGTCGTTGCAGGATTTGTTAAAAGTTATTTAGAAGTGATTAATAAAGTTCAGCTTAAAGTTCCGTTAGAACTTATCCCTGCTTTAATGATTGTTTTTAAATTAACTAGAACCATTGATGACGGAACAAAGAAAGTTTTACATAAGGAGGATACTCATAAAGATATTTCTGGGTACAACACTTTGTTAAGAACAATGATGAAATTTAGACAGGAGGAGTTTAATGGCAAGTAATGGTAAGGTTTTTTATAGCCCCCAAATAAAGAAAATCATTCTCTTTATGGCTAAATACTATAAGGAAAATGAGTGTTATCCCAAGCTAGATGAGATAGGCAAAGCCTTAAATGTAAGTAAGCAACGCATAGGGATTCTCATTAAGGATGCAGAAAAGCTAAAATTGGTTGAATCTCATAACTATTTTATGAGAAAATATAGCTTGATTAATACAACTAAAGACAGTAAGTTGAAAGTCAACAACTATTATGAGTTGTAATGAGTAAGTGTAAAAAGTTGTGGAACTATGAGATGACGGTAGTGATGGAGCAAGATTTTGATAGTCCAGAAAAAGCTGCTAATCAACATCAAGCCTCCGACAAGTCAAGGGTAAAAGAAGTCACTAGCAAAAGATTCATGTATTCCACAGTGAAACTGTTAAAGGAGGATAAGACAGAAGATGGAGTACGATCCGAAAAAAATAAAAGAACTTGAGGATGAAGTACAAAAAGAAACTAGACTAATGTATAAATATAAAGGTTGGGTTTCTAAGAAGCAAAATGCACTGATGAAAATTGCAGAAAATCTTCAAGCTGAAAAGGATAAGCAAGACACAATTACGACATAATTAAAAGTTAAGTTGTGTGGATAAATAATACATGGTTGTAAACAACCAGAAAGGAAAGGAGTCTTTATGCCCACTGATAGAAAGGAAAAAATATCCTTTGATACCCATGCAGGTAAGAAGCTAAGAAACAGGCGAATACAACTCAAGAAAACACAAACTAATGTTGCCCATGCAACAAATAAAACGTTCCAGCAAGTACAAAAGTACGAAAAGGGAGTTAATGGAATGAGTGGTTTTGTTTTAGGTGAGGTTGCTAGATATTTAAAAGTACCTGTCACTTACTTCTATGAAGGATATGATTACAATACTTTTACAAGTCAGCTAACGTATAAGGATAATGAACCAGAAATTCATGTGAATAATCAACACAGGAATGAAAAACATTATCCCAACCCAAATTCTTATGGTGAAATTACCGACCATTTGAATCTGCAAGTTGTTGCAGCACAAAAACTGGTAAGTAAATAACATGAATAAGCGATGTTTTTGCATCGCTAATTTGTAGGGCTAGTCAGAACCAAGAATAGGTCAACTGACTAGCCTGAGAAGTGTAAAATGATAGACCTTTACTATATTAGAATTATTCTAAAATACAACCCCTAATATAGACCCTCCAACCAAAACCCAACCATATCAAAATGATTACACCTAATCCGCAGTTTTGTTAATCTTTTTACGATTATAAATCTTTTTTGAGGGTATGATTTGAGTCTTTAAGTGTGAACTTCTTAGACTTTTTGCAACAGGATTAGGCGTATTTTCTTTTATGACTAACTTTTTTACCTGTTTTTTTGGCATACCTTTTAGCAGCAGCTCTACCTTTTTTGCTGTAGCTGAAATGTTTTTTACCGACTCTTGGCATTTTGTTCTTTCTCCGCTTCTGTTTTATAACATGAATAATGAGCTGGTTTTATTGGCTCATGTCTTGGATGGTAATAACAAATAAAACTCATATCACTACTAATATCGTCATTACAATGAATGCACTTCCCAACCGTTCTAATAATATTTTTTCTTTTGGCAGAAGCCCAAGTTTTTTTTCCTTTTTTTCTTCTCATTATTTTGGAATTAAACTTAAAACATAAATAGAGCCTATGAAAAATATTGTCATAGCAATAATAAAAATCCTATCTGGATTCCACATTATCTTTTCTTTTTATTTTTTTTATTCTTTTTCTTTTTGCCTTTATTCTTTTTGTTTTTCTTTTTCTTTTTAGCCATTAGTCCTCCCATTTATGATAGCCAGTTTTATCCTTGATTAAGGCTTCATGCCTTCCTTCCATAAGTTGGAAGCTACAATGAATCCATCCAGAGTTCATATCTAAATCGTCATAATATTCAAGGATGAGTTGGTCAAAGTCAAAATTGTTTTTAATATGACTGGCCACCTCTTTGTTATCATGACCTGGAATTTCAAAATCAGCAGCCGCCCCATTGTTAGCGCAGTGCTGAGATTTAGTAGTTGACCCTATCTTCTTACAAAGTTTAGGACTTCTAAATCCTGATGTAATCTTTAAGGGTACTTGATAATAATCTCTTAAAGGTTGTAAAA